ATATTGTCGATCCTGGCATAGTCACCGACCCACAACTTCGACGTTATGGTTTCGATATTCTGTTTCGCGAATTCAGCCTTGATCTGCTGGATCGCCCGCGCCTTTTCGCGTGTGTCTATCTGAATAATCATTTCTTCAAAAACGGATTTTCTTCTTCCAGATCCTTCGCGTCGTCTGTTTCGATTTCGAAGATGATGTAATTCGTGAAGGTCTGTTTCTTTTCCTTGTCGTAGTGATTTTCCACGCCACAACGTAAGATTTTGAAGGAATCGCCTACGTTCAAGTATTCGCCGTCAGAACGTGCCTTTCCGATCAGACGGACGAAGCCGCCGAAGTCCTGTTCATATTTCCCTTCCTCGATCTTTTTGGAAGTGCTGATACGAAGATCAATATATTTTTCCGCACTTCGCTTCACTTCCCATACTTTCGCAAAACTTCCCGCACTAAACATGATTTATTTCCCCTTTCCTTCGTTGATAGATATTGCCGTTTCCAACTTTTTCACCGCTTCGTCGTACTTCGCCGCCGGAAGTTCAGACAGAACGGTCAAGTCGTATATTGAATTGAACTTTGACGGTTCAACGTCCGCACGCTTCAACAGGCGTTCAAGAACTTCAAGTTGTGCGTCCGTAACGTATTCGTCCAAAACGTCCCGTTCCGTCTTCTTCGGCTTCGGCATCTTCGTTATTTTGGCTTCCGTTTCTGCGTGATATTCGTTCGTGTCCGGATCCTTTGCGTCGTCGATAAGAAGAAGCGCGTTCAATGCGTACTTCCTGGCATAACTAGAAGCCGTTCCCGTGATCTGCGCCGGATCCATGCCTTTCTTTTCGTCTGGTTCCCTTGCGTAAGCATCCGCCGAAACCATGTTCGACGTTCCGTCCTTCGATTCCAGGTCGTAGAAGAAGGCTTGCGCCTGGACGTAATAGCGTTCGCCGATCTGAACGATCGCATCCTTGATTAAGATGATCGCCTTAACTTCCGCCAAAAGCGGTTTGACCGCTTCCAGGATGTCTTCGCATGATCTGTAAGAATAGCCGCCGAACTTGTTCTGTCTGTTCTTCGGCGCGTTCAGTTTTGTCTGAACCGTTAGCAGTTTTTCATAAACATTCATTCCGTTTCCCCTTTCTTATCTTGATGTGACGTAATATGCGGCGTTTTCGTAATCGTATTTCAGATCATGTTCGCCAAGATATTTCAGATAGTTCGCTTTATTCTTTTCATTAAGCGGAAACCGTACATAAAATCGCGAAGAATTCTTTTGACCGTTCGAAGCCAATTTGAAACCCAAAGTATCGTCAGTTTCGATAAAATATAACCGTTCCATTAGACCAAAGCCGACGATTCCGGCTTTCAGATATTGGCCCAATTTTTTTGCTTTGTCTGCCTTGACCGAAACGGACAAAACTTCGTCGTTCCTGTGTCCGTTTTTTGCTAGTCTGATCGCTACGTCTGTTTCTTTACTTACGCGGACTCCGCCTTTCGATTTTTCTATAAAATCTCCGCCTGTCAGATCGAAACGAACGCCAGCGTTCTTCAGTTCTGCGAATGAATTGTAACTTGCGCCGTTATAGCGGCGCCTTGCGTTAGAATTTTTCCGTCCCATTCCGTTTTCCTTCCTTTCCTATTTGATAGCCAAGTGTCGCCCGCGTTCTTCCAGATGCGCCCAATCGCACGCATGATCCTTCAGATAGTCGCGGATTTTGTCGTTGTCCGGTTCGACAATAACCTTCGTCATGCTTTCGGGAACGTCGCCCGTGATCTTCAGCGGCGCTTGTCCGCCGTTGTTCTGAACCTTCAGCGTGAAATCGCCCGCTTTCAATCCGTTCTTGTCGTCGTGTCCTGTCGCGATCAATGCGTTCTTAAGTGCTTCCTTCATGCGCTTGACGTTGTTTTTACGGACGTCTGCCTTCTGTTTGAAGAATTCCGCTTCAGCGTCCAGCGCCTTCGCTTCTGCGTCTAACTGCCGCATTACCTGGACGTAGCCTTCTGCCTTGACTTCCAATTCCCCCGAAATCCCTTCCAGCGTGTCAAGAATCGTCTGTTCGTCCGCTTCGGGATCCGACAAAAGGGAATATACTTCCAAAAATTCGCCTACAATGTCGTAAAGTGTGTTCATTCCGTTTCCTTTCCTATTTGAATCTTTTCGCCTTGCGTTGACGCCTTGCGACCGCTTCGGAATTCAGTTCCTTTTCAGTTCGCCACCTGGCGCCAAAGCCTAAACTTTGCTTGAATTTGTTGTGATGAATCTTCCTTCGTTCTTCAGCGTGGATCCGTTCGAATTCCCTGTACGCTTCGCACGTCGCGTGACAAGCTTCGTCGTGTTCTTGACAGTGCATACAAGGCGCCTTCGTTCGCCCTTCAAAGTATTCCGGCCCGTTGTACTTCATTTGTGGAACCTTTCCGGCTTTACTTCCCAGCCTGTGACGCGACCGTCTTCCAAGATAAGGCCGACGTTGTTACGGATCGCCCATAACTGCCACTGATTCATATTCCACTGTAAATTAGCCATTTCAAGATCTAACTTCTGCACCCCTTTAAGTTGATTGTTTTTCATTATTTATCCCCCTTTTGTGTGATAAAATCTCAAATTTCCGACGCTTCGTCGATTTTTGCCGCTTTTAGTTCCTGGCGCGTGATGTATTCGCCGATCGCGTTATGTAGCACCGCGATATTAAGGCCGCGCGCCGTCGCCATTTGTTCTTCCGGATCCATTTTCATTGCTTGATCCGTCAGTTCTTGCAAGTGCCGAAGTTCAAAGTCCCGCATTTTTTCGGGCGAGTGAACCGACAGATCTTCGTCGTCGAATTTGTTCGAAATCGGTTCCGACGGCACCGTCTGGATCAGTTCGATTCGTCGTTGATATTCCGGATCCCCGTATCGCATCATTTACCCCCTTTCCGCGGCCACCACAACAGAACCGCAATAATCAGAATTCCAATCACAAGCCCCATGTCGCCACCCCTTAAAAGGTTCCGATCCAGGCCACGCAACACGCCATAGCGATTGATACTATTGCCATGAAGGCCAGACCGATCCACGACCAGATTGTTATTTCGTCGTCCCATTTTTCCATTTCTTGATCCTTTCTTCGTTGATCTTGAACGTTCTGCGCGAAGATCCTTTAAGCCTTACACAAACGCCGAAATCTACGACGCCCTGGTCTATTGCTTCTCGCAAGAATAATTCCGTCCAATCGAGATACTTTGCCGCTTCTTTTACCGTCATACTTCCGATTCCTTTCCGTCTGTCAGAAAATACAGAAGATCCACGCCCAGCGCCTTACAAATCTTGTAGTATGCCAGGACGTCAATCGACTTGCGTTCGCCTGTGCAAATGTCCGAAATCGCATAAGCGGGAATTCCCGTCTTTTCTACTAGGAACGCTTGCTTGATTCCGTTTTCTTTCAGATACTGCCCGATCTTAAGTCCGATCATTTTTCCCCCTTTCCACTACTAAATTTTAGTAGTTGATTCGTAAAAAAATATCCCCGTGTCGCCGATAGGTCAGCGCTTGATTATTCGCTATATACAACAGGCGGAACAGTATCGTTGTCAAAACCAGCGTAAACGTCGAATATTTCAAAATCACGCGGATTGTCTTCCGCTTCTTCCTTCTTTATTCTTCCGATATAATCCTTCGCAGTTTTAATCGTGCTGGAATATCCGCCGAAGTGCTTATATGAATTGCAACGTTTCCGATCCGATCTGTAATATAAAGAATATCTTTTCATTTCCGTTCCTTTCTGCCCGTCTTGCCGTTAGCTCAGCCGCCTTCTTATCTTGTCCGAACATCTACCGTTTCCACGCCGTATGCGTTCCACCATGCCGTTATGTACTTCTTAAAGGCCTTCGTGTCGTCCGTTCTATACATTCCGTCATAATCGAACCAGCGCTTCCCGCCTTTGTTTCTTCTCTGGCCGTCCCAGGTATAAACGAACCGGATCGGAACCTTCGACCAACGCTTCGCGCTGAAGTCTTCCGTTCCTGTCTGCTTAAGGGATCCGTCTTCGCGGTATTCCTTGTATTCGACTTCCAGATAAGGTCTTCCGTCAAGTTGTGAAATTGCTTTTGCTTTTCCGTATATTCTCATTCCGCTTCCTTTCCTTCGAACTTTTGTTCGAAACTACTAAATTTTCGTACCCCCTGGAATCATACTACTACTAAATTTTAGTATTTGCAATACTTTTTTGAAAAAAAACTACATTTTTTTAGTAGTTTGTCCGATAAGTATGATACAATAGCAAAAAGGAAGGACAAAAAGCCATGAAAACAGACGAAGAAATCAGAAACGACATTCGCGACGTATTAGTTAAATTAAGGAAGGAAAACGGCCTCACGCAAGAAGAAGTGGCCGTCGTGGTAGAAAAGAAGCCGACGACGATCGCGTCCTGGGAACAGGGTTTATCGTTGCCGAACGTTCAGACGTTGTATCGTCTGGCGGAATACTATCATAAATCCCTTGAATATATGTACGGCGAAGAAAAGGACGACAAGAAATGAAAAACAACATGAATAAAATCTATCTGATCGGCGGAATCGTTCTATCCGTCTTTATGTCAGTTCTTATCATAATCGGTTCATACAAAGACAAGCAAAAAGAAGCGGAAGCTTCGGAAACCATTGTGGAAGAAGTCCCAGCGGATCCGGTCGCCGATTTCGAAGAAAAAGCAAAAGAAACGCTTGATGTATACGACGGGATCCAATATTCCGTCAACAAGTGGGTAGTTACGGTCGTTGTCGATCTGGACAAATGGAACGCGACGTCGGAAGAAGGCCGCAAGGCCGTCATGAATGAGATTTACGCATTGTTAAACGTTGACGCGAAGACAAGCGGAATCCTTGCGGATCATGAAGTGTCCGTTACATTTATGACTTCTGATATGAATAATGTTACTGTTTACAGGATAGAAAAGGAATGAGCCATGAAAAACCCGAACGGATACGGCGGAATCAGCAAACTTTCCGGCAATAGGCGCCGCCCCTGGTGCGTAAGAGTGACGACCGGATATACGATAGACGCGGACACAATGACCGTGAAACAGAATCGGCACGTCCTGGGATACTACACGACGCGCAAGGAAGCGATCCAGGCGCTTGCCAAGTACAACGACAACCCGTTTAATTTGGAAGCGGCAAAAGTAACCTTCCGCCAATGCTACGAACAGGCAAAGGAAAACTTTTCGCAAGCGCGCGCCCATAACTACCGTTCAGCGTTCCGCTACCTGGAACCGATCGCGGACTTGCCGATCCGGACGATTAAGGCCGCGCAAATGCAGAAGTGTATCGATTCATGTCAAACGACGCAACAACGCGAAATCAAGACGGTATGTCACAAGGTTTTCGAATATGCCCTTCGCAATGAGATCGTCGACAGGGATCCAAGCCGATACTTAACGTCGAATACGGTCGCACCGACGATTGACCGCGAAATATTTACGCCCGAAGAAGTGTCCTTCTTGTGGGAAAATTCCGACAAGTGGTATTGCGCCGTCGCGCTTATCCTGTTGTATTCGGGAATGAGAACGAAAGAGTTCCGGACGATCGGACCGGACCAGATCGACCTGGAACGCCGAATGATCGTCTTAAAAGACGCGAAAAACGAATATTCTATCCGAAATGTACCTATTCACGACCGCATTTTGCCCCTTTTGGCGGACTTTAAGGCGAAGCCGATCACTTTTTCACATGAAGGCTTCAACAAGGCCCTAAAGCGATTTAGCGACCACACGGCCCACGATTGCAGACATACATTCACGACAAGGATCCGTAAGTGTGGCGCGGATCTTCTTACAACGCAGATCATTCTGGGACATAAACCAGAAACGATCACGGAACGCGTTTACACGCATCTTTCGGATGAAGAACTTTTGGCGACCGTGAATTTGCTGGAATATTAGTTCGTGTTGCCTACCGGAAGGCTGTCCGTGTTGCCTATCTGTTACCTACGCGAAAAAACTGCAACGATTTTATGCGGATTTGCGGACATACTATCACAATGTATAAAAACAAGAAAAGCCCTGTGTTCGCGGGAATTTCCCGTTACTAACAAGGCTTTTTTCTATGCCGCAGACCGGAAAATAAAAATCCACGGAAATATGATGTTTTCTATATAGACCTTTAGTCTGTGTTGCCTACGTGTTACCTACTAAAACGCACGTAGCGCCACGCGCAAGCCGTGTTCGTGTTGCCTAAACGAGCATAGAACGAACTTTTTCCGTCAAGAAGCACGCCCAGCACAACGTCTGGACGCGCCCCTGTTGGAATGAAACGGAATGCGGAAAATAAGAAGAAAGCAAAATTATAAACCGATAGCCGCCCAAGTGTTCCGGCCAATGATCCCGTCCGGATCCAGCCCGCGGCTTCGCTGGAAGTCTTTTACCGCGCTTGCGGTGTTCTTTCCAAAGATCCCGTCTTCAGCGCCGCAGAAATAGCCGTTCAAATTTAAGAATTTCTGCCAAGCCAAGACATATTCGCCGCGCGATCCGATCTTCAGAACCGGAAGGTTCTTAACCGTCACGGATCCGGAAGACGTTCCAAGGACTTCGGCGTCCCACAAATACAACTTATACTTGTTGATACAGGACAAAAGCGTCTGCTCATACGACGGGCTTGTCGCATAACCGTCTTGTTTGACGTACTTGCACGCCAATTTGTAATCGGTAAGCCCGCGCAAATTCTCGTAGCGTTTCAGCCGATTAAACAACGCGGAATGATCCGCGATACTTTCCGCCCATGAAGGGTAGCGCCTAAAGTCTGCCAAGACACGGATCGCCGCGCCGTTGACGTATTCTGTCGTCCACATTTTGACGGATTCGCCGTTGTATGAACCTTTGATGCCGAACAAGTTATTGTTCGGTGCCTGGGCCAAGCCCGAATTTCCGCGTGAAGATTCTATGAATCCCTGGCTTGCCGTAAGGCTTGCAAGGATCCCCGAAGACTTCATGTCCGCCAAAACGTACGGCTTCAGCGTTTCAAGAAACGTCGTATCTGTATATTTCATACCTTCCCCCTATGCGTTCGCACGCTTCAGATCGGACAGATCGCCTTCAAAATCCCGTTGCTTTTCTTCCAGAACCTTAATTTCGCCTTCGGCAATATACATTCGTTCTACAAGGTTATTGTGCTTTTCGACCTTCTTTTCCAGCTGATCGATTCGATAGATCGTTTTGGAATGATTCAGCCAATTCGATAGCGCCGTTCCGACAAGCGTGATTCCGCCCGTGATAATAGCCACAAGAACCGCTTCGCTCATTTGTCCGCCCCTTTGTTGTAGATAGCCGTTGAAATGCCAAGAATTGCGCCTAAAAATGCGTCGATAGCCGTTAAACTTCCGACGATTTCTTCCGCAAAGGGAAGGTTCCAGATCCTAGCCAATGCGAAGTACAAGGTCCCGATAGCCGGAAGCCACACTTGCGAGATTTTCTTCAAAATATCGTATGTAGAATTGCTCATTTTCTACCCCTTCTTTCAACAAATTCCAACCAATTCAAAACAAACAAAACCGATTCAGCGATAATAAGGATTATTAGTAGTGTCATACGTTTTTCTCCAAAGAATCAATAACGAATTTGAGCATTTCTACCTTTTCCTCTGCGCCTTTGTAGTTTTCTTTTGCTTTTTGTTCGTAGAACGCAAGAAGTTCGGTGAAGTGCTTAATGGTTTTTTCTTGTAGTGTCATTTATGCCACCCCTTAACCTGATGCTAAACACGAAAAATTGCTCCATCCAGATCCGTAATAATTACCAAGCGTGAATCCGTCAGCATCTATTGACTTCAATCCCCATTGTGTGCCGTCGGAAGAAAATGGTCTTTGTGCAGTATAATAACCACCTTCATATATTGCACAATTATTTCCCATGCTCTCATCCCATACAACGCAACGTTGACTTCCAGCAGTTGTCACCGCAATCAGATATTTGGGCCGGAATGTATTACCATTAGCGTCAACACATTGTATATGTTCGTTCGCTGCCCTATTTGCCGTATTAACTTCATAATATGATTGCGACCCACCGCCACCGCCACCGCTTGCGTTATTCGCTCTTACTCTCATTTCGATTCCTTCCTTTCGTAACTTTGTATAGGCAAGGATTTGCACCTTACATGATTTCGCTTATCTTTTCGTGACCTTTTGAGTGACACTACTTTCACAGAGGTTCGCTTACTCTCATTCCATTGAATTGCGTCTACCTATTCCGCCACTATACAAAATGTCAATTATTCTTCGTTCGGTTCCGGTGCGGGTGCTTCGTGCGTGTCGTCGAAGTCACTCATGATCTTATTTCCGAACATATCGAACAGGATAACGACCGCGAAATCGTTGCTATCTTTTGTGATAGCCGCTTTTCTTGCGTGAAAAGCGTTCTTCGCATCATAAAGCGTATCGTAGGAATTGACCGCCTTAAACTCCCAATTCCCGCTTGCTTTATACCTATATGCTTCTGCTACGAAATACTTTGTGTTCATGGTTTATCCCCCTTTATTTGTATTGATATAAGTGCGCCGTGTTTGTTCCGTTGTCGGCGTCTGTTTCATATGTTAACGTGCAATTGCTAGTGCCTTCGCCCGAAATGCTGGTCAACTTCGCGTAAGGACTTTTGTTCGTGGATCCGGACGTCACGTCAAAAAATACGTCGTAACCACAAGCGCCGCTATTCACGGAATCGTCAACGCCCGCAAACGTTACGGATCCGGAAGAAACCGAAGCCGTTTTGATGTATTCGCCCGTGACGATATTCGCCGTCGAATTTGTGCTTGTGTTTGCAGAATGTGTCGCCTTTGTGGTGCCGTTCTGCTGGATCGTAAGTGTTCCGTCGTAGACCGTCGGCAAAGCGTCGTTTACGGCCTTTCCCGTGACGGGTTTCGTCGTGTTGGAACCAGAAACCGTTCCATAATCCAGCGTGATCGTGCCTAGTGCCAGATCGGCACTATCGATACCGTTTCCGGCCGCATAGGAAGAACCGCCGCCGCCCGTCATTGTGAAATCATACGACCAGGTAGCTGTCGAAGCGTTTCCGCCCGTTACGCAATAATATACCGCGCCTTCAACCGGATTCAGATAAAAGTCGTTCGGATTCGCAAGCGCGATACCCGATCCGGAATATACCGTCGGATTCGCCGCTTTTCCGCTGATTCCCGTTCCGCGATACCATTTATTCCCGTCAACGCCAGGCGCGCCCTTCAGAACGCCTTGTGATGCCCAAGAATCCGTCCCGACGCATTTCCACAAAACGTAACTGTTCGTGTTCAGATAAAGCGAATTCGTGAAGAACCCCGTCGAAGAAGACGAAGCGGAATCGACCGCCGTTCCGAGTGTCAGAACGACTTCCGAAACGTCGTTGATGATAGAAATCGCGTCGTGAATGGATCCGCGGACTTGTTCGCCATAAACCGCGTCTAAAATGTCCTGTAAATATTGCGATATATCAGCCATGTTTTAACCCCTTTCATTTATTTATATATGCGACGCCAAATACGAAACCGCGTCGTATATGTCCACTTCGACATACGTTCCGGCGCCACGGCTTGCCGCCAAAACTTGCGAACCATATCCGCCGAATGTTCCCGAACCGTCCGCGGAAAACACGCGGAAGGAATTTATCGCCGAATCGAATACGGCCAAGTTGCCGCCCTGGATTGATACTTTCGACCCGTCGTCGCGTTCTGACAGAATGGATCCGCCGACTATGTTTTGGCCGCTGATCGTTCCGCCGTCCAGCCTATCACAAGACATTGTTCCGGACGTGATAAAGTCCGCCACAATCCCGCCGTCTATCGTTTCCGCAACTTTGACCGTCCAATCCTGGTTCGGATTGTCCCTTGTCAGAATCGCCTTGCCGTTGATATTCCAACGGCTGATCGCGGTCGCCTGTGTCAGATCCGCATTGTTCGAAAAGCCCTGTTCTATGATTTGGCCGTCGTCGTTGAATACGAAGTAGATATTGCCGCCGTTAGTTCCGTTCAACAGTTCGATCGCGTTCTTCTTCGCCGCTTCAAGTATTGACGACTTTGACGGAATCTTCTTCACGGCGTCGGCCGCGCTTTGCGTCTGGGACGTTAACGTCCGCCCCGTCACGACACGACCGGAAAGCGTGATCTTGTTTTTGTCTATGTTCTGAAGATCCCGTGAAATCTTTGTCAGATAAAGCCATTGATCCACTGCAAACGGCGCCGCGATAATATGGATCGAATCGCCCAGGTTCAGCGCCGAAACGTTTTCGATTCCGGACAGATCCACGGCGTCGACTTCCATTGTCAGTTGTGGCTGACTATATCTTGTCAAATAGGCCGAAGCCAGCGCGTTCAGCTGATCGACGTCTTCGACATTCTCAAAGACAACCGCCTTCGCGTGTCGTCCGTAGACCGCGATAGAATCGTCGTTTTGTATCGTCGTTCCCGCCAAGCGTGCGGAATAGCCTTCGTATACTTCCGTATCAAGATTCGCCCCGTAAGGCGTTAGAACGTTCGTCAAGTTCTCCAGATCGGATTCTTTGACGTAGTCCAACAAGTTGTACCCGTATTCGATCGTTTGCGTCGCTTGTTGTCCGAACGTCGCAAGCGGAACTATGTCGATATACCGCGTCACGGTCGCCCCGCTGGTAACACGTCGAACCCTCAAATACCCCGAATCGCCCGCGATACATTCCCGCAGATCGTCAAGAATCGACATATCGTATTCCGTGATCCAATTGCATAAATCGGAATTCTGCACGTTCGATATGTAGCCGATCGCGAATTGACGTTCGGGCGTTCTGTTCAAGTTATAGGCCGCAAGTGCCGCCTGGAACCGTTGCGCGTAAGATTCGTCAAGAATCGCCGCGGGTGCCAAGAATTCGTCCGCCAAGAACGCCAAGTCTTCCAAACAGTAGACTTCCGCCACTTTTGCGAAGTCATACGACAATTCCTTAATTTCGCCGCGCCAATATTCTTTTCCGTCCTTTAGGATCGTAACAAGCGAACCTTGCGACAAGTTCCCGTAAAGCGGATTAGAAGGCGGAACCTTGAATGAAAATTCGCCAGCCGCGCCGACTTCTTCTTCAAGTTTCGCGTCGTAGATCGCGTAGTCCGCGTTTGCCGGATAGTATAAAATTGAATCGCCAAGGTTAACTTGATACATTACAAACTACCGCCCCTATAAACAACTTGAACCGTTGCTGATCCCGTGAAGTCAAGTGTGACGTCCTGTTCGCCGCCGACAATAATAGCCGGAATAACGTTTGTTCCCGTCGTCAGTTCGTAAGACTTCGCTTCACTTACAACCGTAAACGGTGCCGAAATAAGACTTGAAACGACAAATTGCGGACACGTCGGCATATGTCCGTGAGGGATCTCGATTGAACCGGATCCAGATATAACTTTTGCGTCTTGCTGGATAATTACGCCCGTTTCGAAGTTGAACGGATCCCATAACCACGGATCGGCAGACGAAAGCACGTCGTACTTGTACGGATCCGCAACAGGAACGTCAAGTTTAAGTGTTCCAAGATCGCGGAACCGATCAAAACCATTCACATAGACACGACCCCGCCAAAAATACGAAGTGTCGTTGTCTATTGTCAGACGACAGACGCGACCGTTTACGTCGTTTCGCATCCCCGAAATGATGCCGTCCCAATTAAGCCGCGGATTCACGCCGCCAAGTTCAAACGATAGCGCCCTTTTGATGTAGATCCGGCGCCCCGCCACCACCTCGGATGCGTCGATAAGACCGTTCCGCCCAGGAACTTGAATGTACGTCGTTTCCATTTCCGGATCGCCGATATAGTTGTTATTGCCTAGCGCCAAATTCCAATCGTTCAGAGTGTGGAACGTCTTCCCGCTATCTTCGACATAGATTGAAATTCCGTATGTTAAAGCGTTCATCTTTTGCCGCCCCTTATTGCGATTGTGCCTAGTGCCGCGTTCATGTCCGGTGCAATACTTCCTACAAGTGCGCCGCTATCCATAACGATCGTGTTGCCCGCCGCCAAGTACGGCAGATAGGTTTCTAATAAGCCGATAACGTTTGTATCGCCGCCCGCACCTGTTAACGGTGTGACCGTTGCGGATCCGCCGCCGACCGTCAAGATCTCCGGCCCGGCTTCGCCAACGATAGCCGATCCGGACGAAATAGTTCCGCCTGTTGCCATGAATTTGTCAACCAGACTAAAACGCAACGTCGGCAGTTTATCCAAACTAACGTCGCCAAGCCGATTTATTGCTTCGATAATTCCATTGATAGCGCCGACTATTCCATTTGCAAGTCCAAGAACGGAAGCGATTATTTCGTCAATATAGCCAAGCGCCGCTTGTTTTAAGCCCTTCCACATTCCTTCCCAATCGCCTTTTATAGCGGAAGAAAAAGCCTTCACAAGCCCTTCCATAGAGTTTATGAACGCTTCGAATGTGTATTGTATGCTTTCGATCAGTTGCGCGACACCGTCGCCAAGTATGCTTAAATGTTGACGGCACCAATCCGCCGCGTTACGAAATACCGTGAATACTTTTGCCCATGCCGTGTTCCATGCCGCGTCAAATTCCTGTGCTTTTTCTGTTGCAAGCCCAACCGCCGCAACGAATCCGGCAATAGCCGCCACAATTAACGCAATAACGCCGCCAGATAGTCCGGCAGAAGCGCCAATTCCGCCCAGCGCCTTTGACAACATTCCAACGGCAGAAGCCGCGCTGGAAGATATGGACGCGATCGGTGATATTGCCGCCACAATGCCCGCACATTTCGCAACAAGTCCAAGTGTTTCGGGATCCATGTCGCGAAGCGCCTGTAATACGCTTTCAATAGCGTCTTTTATTTCCGGCAGATACGGAAGCAACATTTCCGCGATTTCAACGCCGATTTCTGCGAACGTCCCCGTCGCTTCGGCCTTAAACTGATCTATCGCGTCGTTTAATTCGTTCGCCTTCGCAATATCTTCTTCCGGAATGATTATTCCCAGATTTTCGGCTTCTTCGCCAAGTGCGCGAAGTGAAGCGCCGCCGTCGTCGATAATTCCAGCCAATTCGTCGGCAGATTTTCCGAACAATTCCATAGCAACAACGTCGCGTTCGGTTTCGTTCTGGATCTTGCCAAGTGCCTCTAATGAATCGAAGAAAATGTCCGTTATATCGCGGAATTCTCCGTTTGCGTTCTTTGTCGCGATTCCAAGTTGGTCGAACGGTGCCTTCGAAGACGTAAGCGCCTTCTTTAACTTCTTAAGCCCGCCAGCCATTGTGTCAACGCTAACGTCGACACGTTCGGAAGCATAGCGCCATTTTTGCAGATTATCGGTCGATACGCCTGTCTGTTGTGAAAGTTCCGCTAGTTCGTCCGCTTCCTGGGCGGTTTTTACTGCAAGCGCACCCATAGAAGACAAGAATCCAGCCGCCACTTTTGACAGATTCTTTGTTTTCTTTGCGACGGTTTCGAACTTGCTTCCGATCTTTTCAGCTGAAGCGGCGATCTTTTCCGCCGTAACGTTGAAACCCTTCGCGGCTTTTTCCGCTTCCTTCAGTTCCTTTTCGGTCGCGGCTATTTCGCGTGTTAAAGCGTCATATTGCTCTTTACCTTCACCCGTCTTTTGCAGTTCTTCGCCGACTTGCTTTTGCGCTTCCTTCAGCGCTTCCAACTTCTTCGAAGTCTGTTGTACCTGGTCGCCCAGAAGTTTCTGCTTCTGTTCAAGAAGTTCTGTGTTCTTCGGATCTAACTTCAGAAGGCGTTCAACATCTTTTAACTGTTTCTGCGTGGACTTGATTTCGGTATTAACGCCTTTAAGCGCTTTTTCAAGTCCGGAAGTGTCCGCCCCTAATTCGATTGTGATTCCGCGAATTTTCGTTCCAGCCATTTATTGAACCTTCATTTCGCCGCGGAAGAACGAAGCCAGACTTCCCGCGGGTGCTTTTTTGTCGTACTTTTCGTGATCGTTTGTACGTTCTGTTATCATGTCGTAGATCATGCCGACGGTGAATTCGTCCAATTCTGCGCCGTTTAAGTTCAATTCAGCGCAACGCAACATGAAGATCGCGCCATTCGGTTCACGATCTATCGGCATTATTTTTTTTTAGGTGTTGACGTTTGCTTCGTATTGAGCGCCCACAACTGAAGGATCTCCGGAAGAACTTCATAGATCGAAAACATATCGAACGTATCAAGCCATTCGTCCGCCGTTTTCTGTTCAATGTCCGGATCCGCGTGTCGTGCCATGATGTACGCCGTATCTTCGAAGATCTGAAGATCGACCAGATCGAAGCCCCGTTCTTCGCCTTTTTCTATGTTCTTGAATGATTTTTCAAGTTTTGCCATGTCCGCGATCATATCGCGTCCTACAATCGCACGATAAAGCCGCGGCGTGCGCGCCGTTGCGCGGAATTTGACGTCTTTTCCGCTGACGCTAATGATTTTATCCATTTTCAACCCTTTTCTTGATATTTTCCAACAGTTCCTTTTCCGCTTTTTCTGCGACGGGTGCTATGTGCGGATATGCCTTTGTTTCGCCCACTTTTCGTCCGCCGTGCTTCAAAGCGTGTCCCTTTTCCAACAAATGCGCCAGCCGATATTCTGTTTTGTTGTGAACTATCGACATAACTGACGACTTTTTCTTCTTCAAGTCCATTCCCCAACCCTTGTTATATTTCGCCCAGGATTGATAGACGGGCGTTCCGGCAGGGTGCGCCAAGTGAAGTTCTTTTACGGCTTCTTGTGCCGTGTCTAAAACCCCGTCGACGCACGCTTGATCCGTCACGCCTTGAAAATCCTTCAAGGATTGTTCTATTTCTTTCGCCAGGTCGTCGACCTTGACTTTTTTGTTCATAAATACTCCTACGGTGTAGACGGTGAGAAGTAAACGTTGCTATGCCAGCCGTTCAGAACGCCGGATCCCGTGTTCGGGCCTGTCATAGCCATAACCTTTCCGTTCTTCAGCGGTGCCGCCGAAACGGTTAATGTCTGCGTCGTCGGTGTCTTTGTGTCTTCGATCGTGTTCAGATCGCGACTAGGACGTGTTGCGGTGCAGTTATAGAAAACATACTTCGTTCCGTTCTGGTCGCCTTCTTCTTCGAATGTCATAGCGAAAGCCTTCGAAGTTGCGGAAGCATCTTCCGTGATAACGTCGTTTGTGTCTTTGGAATATCCGAAAATATCTTCGTAAACGTCGTCCGGAATAAGTGCAACATTCAGATCGCC